GTGAATATCGCACCAACTGGCGCAACCAACAAAGACTTTACTGTAGCGACTACCGACGCGACCAAAGCAACGGCTAACGCCTCTGGCAACACCGTTACCGTGACGCGTGTCGCCACCGGAAGTGCGCAGATCATCATCAACACCGAAGACGGAAACTTTGTAGCCGTGCATACGGTTACCGTTACCTAACGGACATTCCAAAGGGCGGCGTGCTGCCCTTGATAATGACCGTTTACTGGAAGGCCTATGACCGCTTTAACCGATATTGGCGTATTTACGATCATCGACAGTCGCGAAGGCGGGAAAGACTACCTGCTCCGGCCTTCATTCGAGGCCATGACAAGGATCGGAACCCCGGAAGAGATTGTGAAAACGTATGCCACCATCCATGGTAGTGACGTTGCTCGTCTCATTGAGGTATGTACGGGCACGCTGGGGCGCTTTCCAGCCTGGCTATCTCCATCATTCAACCGCGCCGCTGATAATGTTTTCTTTTCATCCTGGCGGGTTTTGCAGGCCTGTTGCGAGGAAGATCTAACGCCTGTTATAGGTGAGTGGAAAGCGTGGAGTAACTGTGTTGTCTATCGGCCAGGGAGGATGCCTAAGAGCGACATCATTGTGATGGCTCAACAACTAATGCAGCACGGTATTGTAGGTAAAGCCAAGGTGAGGAAGTTGCAGCGTCACGAAACTGGCGAGAGAACTAATGAATTTAGATCCTTGGACTACATAGTTGCCGCACAGATACATTTCGGGATGAATGAAGAGGAAGCTAGCGGTCTAACAATGACAAAATTTCAGATGTTATTGGCTGCTAAATATCCTGAGCAAAAGGGATTCACGAAGCAAGAGTACGACAAAATTGCTGATGATTATCTTGCTAAGCAGGCCGCAAGGCGGGCTACCGAGAAATTGTAGTTGTTTTTGCTGATGATGCTATATCTGATAATATTTTCTAAAATAGAAAAAAGGATATGGGCATGAATCGTAAAATATTTGTATTGGGAATGGTCTTCTTCCTCTCTGGTTGTTATGAACCACTTCCCAGTAAAGACAAGGCCATCGAAACTGCTAAAGAGGAAGTTTCCATGGCTTTATGTGGCGACAGATCCATTAGCTGTGTTTTTGTCGAGGGTGGGAATGCCCACATTGGTGAGCGAAGAAGCGATAAAAAGGCACCAATTACGGTGACATTTAGCGCTATTAAGGCTAAATCTCTGAAAGATGGCTCAATGACTACCGGTAAAGCAGAAGTTGATGAGGGGCTTGTTCTTTATGATTTCGATGCAAACACTGGCGATACTTACGTAAAAGAGATTTCTCTATGGTCAAGTGATGGCAAGCGAAAGATAGAGCTTTGCGGTCACGACTACAAATTCTGTAAAAAATAGGTTTCAAGTTCACTACAAACCCGCTCCGGCGGGTTTTTTAATGCCTGGAGAAAATATGGCTTCTGAAAACCTTGGCGATCTTCATTACGAAGTGGATATCGAAACAGCCAAAATGGTTACTGGAAGCCGTAAGGCATCCGTTGTTCTTGATGAGATGTCAAAAAACGCCAGTAAAGCATCTGGGAATATCAATAAGACCAGTGGCTCTCTTAATAGACTTGGTAAGGATGCCGGTTCTGCTGCTGATTCTGCGGAAAAGCTACAAACATCATTAAATAAAATTGCAGGTGCGATTGCCGCGTCTATTGTCGTGGATTGGGGTCGCGCTTTCATCGTTGCCGCTGACAACATGAGCCAGCTCAACGCGCGTATAGAGAGGCTTACTGGTAGCGCAGCGACAGCCTCGCAGACTATGCAAAGTCTGATGCGCATCAGTTCGGCAACTGGTGGTTCGCTACAGGATACAGCGAAGCTGTGGGAGACTCTCAGCACGGCGCTGCGCGATACCGGAGCGACAAACGGCCAGATCATCCAGCTCACCGAGACGCTTCAGAAAATAGGTCGCATTGGCGGATCCTCGACAGAAGAAATGGCGAATGCTCTTCGTCAGTTCGGCCAGTCAATTTCATCCGGTACTGTCCGGGCTGAGGAGTTCAACACCATCCTTGAGCAAATGCCGGAACTGGCGCGCCAGATTGCCGCCGGGATGGGGGTGAGCATTGGAGAACTTCGTCAGCTGATGCTGGACGGGAAACTGACGGCAGAAGATGCCCTCAACGCAATTCAGAAGCAAACCGGTTCAGTTAATGCAGAGTTCGAGAAACTCCCGCGCACGCTTTCACAGGCCAATACCGCTCTCACCAACTCTTTCCTGACCATGGTTGATAATATTAACCAGGCTACAGGGGCTAGCAACGGGATGGTTCTGGTTATCGATTCTCTCGCTGTTGCCATTGGCAGGCTTACCGGGCAGGCCGCTACCGCCAGTCAGCAAATAGCAGATCTGCGCTCTGAAGCCGAAATGTACGCTAAGCGAGCGAGAACATGGAGTTGGCTTGGCTTTGGTGACTGGCAGAAAGAGAACGAGGAGAAATCCGCGCAACTTACAGCTGAAGCGTGGGAGAAGGCCTCTCGCGCCGGTTGGGATGCGGTTCAGAAAACAGCAGCAGCTACTAAGCCTATCGAAATAAAAGCCATCGCCACTTCAGGTGGTTCTAAAACGAAAGGCGGAAAGTCTGCTGCACAGAAAGAAGCTGAGCAATACGCCAAAGCTCAAGAATCTGTTAATCAAAAACTGGATGAGTTGCGGCAGAAGGCCGAGCTCTCAGCTGGCAGTGTCGGTGAACTGTCCAGAGCTCAGGTCGTGCTTAATGCGCAGCAGTCTCTCGGCAACACAGCCACGCAGGAACAACTTCTGCTGGCCGGGCAACTGGCAGGAAAAGCCTGGGACAATGCCAACGCATTGCGTGAGCAGGCCAAGGCTGAACGGGAGCGCACTGAGGCAGCCAATAAGTTCAGCACCATCCAGGGAAAAACCAGTAAAACTGCCGGGCTGGATAGTCAGTATCAGAAAGACATTGCTGACATCCAACTTTACGCCCAGCTTTACCCGCAGAAGATCGGGGAGGCTGAGGCGGCGCGCGCGGCTATCGAACAGCAATACCGGGATCAGCGTAACGCAGCGATGTGGGAAGAGTGGGCGCAGCAGAACGTGGCCACTCAGGCAGCAGCGGCGGCTTTCGACTCTCTCGGTTCTGTTGCCAGTAACGCGCTGACCGGCATCGTCACAGGCAGCATGTCTGCGAATGATGCATTGAGGAGCGTCGGTCTGACTGCTTTGAATAGCGTCGTAAATACCTTTGTCCAAATGGGGATTGAGTGGGTTAAGTCAGCCATCATGGGGCAGACGGCCACTACCGCGGCGGTTGCAGCATCCACCACGGCACAGGCAGCAGGCATCGCAACCACGACGGCGACTTCGACGGCAGCGGCAGCGGCTACTACGGCTGCATGGACTCCGGCGGCCATCATGTCCTCAGTGGCTTCATTCGGCGGTGCTGTTGCTATTGGCCTTGGTGCGATGGCTGGCATCCTGGCGCTGTCAGGAAAACGTAAAAACGGCGGGCCCGTCTCGGCTGGTGGGATGTATCAGGTCGGCGAAGGTGGCATGCCGGAGATTTACCGGGCCAGCACCGGAAAGCAGTACATGATCCCTGGCGATAACGGTAGAGTGATCAGCAACAAAGACATGCAGGGTGGAAACGGCATAATAATAAATAATATTGTGCAGAATTACACTTCAGCAACCGTTGACTCTCAGGGCGCGGTTAATTCTGACGGTACAGTCACCATCGAAACGATTGTGGCGGATTTGAATAATGGCGGGCCTATTAGCCAGGCAATTACCAGTAATCATAACGTCAAACGAACCCCAAGGGGACAGAGTTAATGAGCGATAATAAAGGCGTTCCAGAAGTAATCCCGGTAGCAACACTTGAGAAAGGCCAGACCCTTAACTTTAGCATTAACAGGGCTGTAGAATTTGAAATGAAGACAGCGGGAGGCACCACTATTAAAGGTATTATTCCTGCGAACGAATATCTGGTTGTCACAAACGGAGGTGATATCGAGCAGTTCAATATCAACGTTTATGACTCCCAGAAAGGGCCTCACGAATTAGACTAACACCCGCTTCGGCGGGTTTTTTATTGCCTGGAGTTCAGATGCCGATTATCGACTACCCCGGTTGGCTGCCGCTGGCGCAGAAGGCCAGCAAGAATATGACGCTGGATACCGGGTTCCTGACTGACCAGCCAGCGGTCGGCCCGACGATTTTCCAGAACCAGACCGATGACCTGAAAGTGACCTGGTCACTGACGTGGATCTTCACTCTGGCGCAGGAGCGCGCTTTCCAGCAGTGGCTGCGCAGCCCGAACTATCTCAACCGGGGCCTGAACTGGTTCCGGATGAATATCAATCTGGGCGGCAGTGGCCTGCAATTGCAGGAGCTTCACTTCACGCAGATGCCGGTGCAAACCAGTATCGACGGCGGGGTGGTGACCTGGACAGGAACCGTAATTGCCAACCATCTGTATGACGCCGACGATGAGTTCGACGACATCATTGTTGAGCTTCCGCCGCCTTGGGATTCGTGGCTGGATATCGTGGTTACGGGTTATCCGGACGGGCGTGATCCGGAAAGTCTCCCGAGGATCCCCTGATGCCATCTTTTCGTCAATATAAGCAGCAGCGCCCGACGCGCGGTCTGTACGACACCATCACGTTCTACCATCCATCCTTTGGCTATGTGCGCCTGGTAGACAAGCAGTTCTTCCCGAAGACGCTTGGCGGCAAGACGTACACGCCAGCGCGTTTTGAAATCGAAGAGAGCCAGCAGAGCGGTACTCCGGTTATCGACGCGACGGTGAAGCTTGGGCGGCTGTCGTCGGATATCAAAGCGCTGATGAAACAGTGGAAGGGGGCGGCCAGGCTGACAGCCATCACGGCCACGCGGCAGATATTCGACAGCGGAGACGTGTCTGTGCCGATTAAGTCCTGGCAGTTATACGTCAAGACGGTGGATATCGATGCCGACGCCGCATCGGTCACTCTGTCCGTCACAAATCCGCTCAATAATAATATTGGGAAATTATACGACCCCCGCGAATATACTGGGCTTCAATATTTATGAAGTGGTATAATTATTAGGCGCGCTACTCCTCTTGCTCGTATTAAATATATTTGTATCTTCTGGTTGAGGTCTCTATATGAATTGGCATGAACTTTTCAGATATGATGATGGAAAGATATATTGGAATATAAGAAGGAGTGGTGTCAGATACGGAAGGTCACCAAACAAGACTACTACACAAGGATATCTCTCTGTAATCGTTGATGGAAAGCAATTGCTTGTTCATAGGATTATTTATGAGATGCACCATGGTGAAATACCTAACGGTCATGAAATTGATCATATTGATGGTGATAAAAAAAATAACAACATAGATAACCTCAGGGCGGTTAGCAGAGCTGTCAACTCAAGGAATAAAAGAAAACTAACTGGTAATACATCAGGTGTTACTGGCGTGGATTTCTTGAAGAGAAGGAATGAGTGGCGCGCAAGATTGGCAAATGCTCATCTTGGTTGGATTCCTGACTTCCCTTCAGCTTGTGAGGCGAGAATTATTGCTGAAGTGAGAAGCGGCGATGTAACTGGTAGGCACGGCACATGACTACCTCTAATTTTATCAGCAGGATGATCGGCGTGCCATGGTCGAACCGGGCCTGCTCATTCGAAAAGACTGATTGCTGGGGGCTGGTTGTGCTGTATTACCGACATGTGCTCGACATTGAGCTGCACCAGACGCCGGGTTACGAAGCCGGGGAGGATTTCTTCACCTGCTATCAGGGAGACGTCGTTTTCTGGCGCAAGGTCGATAAACCGGTCGACGGGGGGATATTTGTCGGGTACCGCGGCGCGCAACCGGCGCACGTTGGCCTGGTACTGAACCGGCAGGCGCTGCACTCGCGTGGAGAGAACGGAAGCGTGCGCATGGACTCGTTGCTGGTCATTCAGCGGGCATTCACCAAAGTGGAGTTTTTCGAATATGGCGCTGGTTGAGATATCGAATTTTCCAGGAACGCCTAAGCTGCGTTGCAGGGTGCCAAACGGCACCCTTTTTTATGACTGGCTGGCGGCCAATGACGCTAACTTTCACCGTGACCTGCTGATTGTCCGCAATGGCGTAAAGCTGGGTGACGATGATGAGCTGGCGTTTGAGCTGAGCGAGCTGGACCACATCCAGATATTCGACCAGCCAAAGGGCATTGTCGGCGACATCCTGAGCCCGATCTTTAAAGTGGTTGGTCAGGTATTTTCTTTCCTGGCGCCGAAGCCCGCTATAGCAAACAACGGCGGTAATACCGTCGACTCGCCCAACAATAGCCTGACCGGTCAGACAAATATCGCGCGAGTTTACAAGGCCAAGCCGGACATCTACGGTCAGATCCGTTCGTACCCGGATCTGATTCAGGAGTCGGTATTTGAATACGTACACCAGACATCTACAGACGGCGGCCTGAAGTACGTTACGGAATGGATGTGCATCGGGATTGGTAAGTACGATTATGAGTCCGTGCGCTACTCTGAATCGAGCCTGGGCTCTCTGGCTGGTGCTGAATTCCAGTTCTATCAGCCGGGCGAAGTTATCCCGCAGATCGTTGAGGGGTACGGGTTTGATGATGTCGACGGGCAGGAGGTTCCCGGGCAGAACGAGGCCAGTGATTTTCCGGTAGAGAGCGCTACTGCAACAACCGTGGTCAGCGGTACGTACTCCGGCGGCCAGATAGCGATGAAAATCGTGAAGCAGGCCGAGTTCGATTACTTCATGGGGCTGGTGCTGCCGCACGCTGTAACCTTCACCATCAACGTGACGTACAGCACTGCTTCCGGCAACGTTACTACCGATGCGACATTCTCCGGAACGCTGATCTCCGCCGTTGAAACAAATGACGGCGCGGTTGTTAACCCGGTGCGCTGGTACACGTTTACAATGAACCAGCTGGAGGGGCCGCAGGACATCCCGGCGAATGCCACGATCAACACCACGAAATTCGTCCTCAACGATAACGAGGCGCTTGTGGTTGGGCCGTTCTTTTCCCCGGTCGAGTCAACGCAACTGTGGCTGCATACCCAGTCCAGCCTCGGCGGGAAGAAAGAGACAAACTGGAAGGTTGTCATCTGGAAAATTGACGATGACTACAACCAGGTGCCAGGAACGCAGCAGACATTCACGTATCGGCAGACGACGCCTCACCAGTCGACGAGTGAAGTCTTCTACCGCACAGACAAAATCACGCCGACCGGCGGCTTCGGGAAATACGCCGTCAGCTTCCAGCGCACCGATAACTCCAGCGACGCGTCCCTGCTGAAGGTCGAAGAGATTCACAGCATTAACATCCGGACAAATGTCGTTCACCCGACAGACACGCTGGTGCGCGTAAAAGTAAGGGCGACAGAGAACGCGCTGGGCAGTCGTGAGCGCAAATATAACGCGCTGGTGACCCGCCATACCATTACGTACAACCTGGACACACAGACGGTGGATTACACGCTGCGTCCGTCGCGCTCGTTCGCTGATGCGGTGGCGCATACCTGGCTCATTATGGGCGAGCAGCCGGTAAGCAGCATTGACCTGTACGGACTGTACTCGATTGCCGAAAGCCTACCTGATGAGCGCCTGGGTTACTTCGACTACACGTTTGACGATGAGAATGACTCTCTCGGTGACCGCGTGCAGGCGATCTGCAATGCGGCTTCAGTGGTGGCGTACTGGGATGACGGCGTGCTGACGTTCACCCGGGATCAGAAAGTTGATTACCCGGCGGCAGTATTCAACCGGGCCAACATGAAGACGGACGAGTACAAAATGACGTACGAAGCGACGCTGCCAGGAGGTTATGACGGCGTGCAGGTGTCCTATGTCCATCCGACAACAAATAACAAAACATACATCAACTACCGCGTCCTGAATGGCGCCATCGTCGAACAAGAAGCGGAAAACCCGAACAAGCTGGAGATAGTCGGCTTCCGTAACGAGTATCAAGCTCGAGAGAGAGCACTGCGGGAAACCAAGCGCCTCATTTACTCCCGGGTGAAGATGAATGCCAAAGTGTTCGAAGACGGAATCATACAGGTCGGCAGCGTCGTTCAGATGCCCGATATCTACGACAGCAACCAGCAAGGCGGCTACGTCACCGGTCGCTCCGGGAATAACTTCGATACAAGCGAGCCGATCACGTTTACTGGTTCGATGTATGTGCTGGTTACCGACAGTCTGGGAAATCCGACACTGCGCTATCCAGCAACCGCACGCACAGACACGCAGTACGGCTTCACCGCAGCAATACCCAGCATTCAACTCAACATATGGAACGGAGACACTGTTCAGCTCCCGTCGCGCTATCTCATCGCGACAGTGGAGGAGCTGGACAGTCAGCTATGGACGGTTAACAGCATCAAACCGAACACCGACAACACTGTGTCATTGACTGTCGCTGAGTACAGCGACGCCATCTACCAATAAGACCCTTTCTGACAATCCCAGCCCGGCCACCGCGCCGGGTTTTTTTATGGAATCAATATGGCTACGCAACCAACTCAAGATGCAGTACCGAGTGAATCGCCTCGCGACCTGAAGTTCAACGCAGGGAAAATTGACGAGTTTGTTACCTCTCAGGGCTGGACCTATACCGATCGCTTTGGTCAGAAGCACTACACCATTGAGGGCATCAATTATCTGTCCCAGCAGGCAATGGCCGCCTATGGTTACGTAATTCTTACAGGTAAAACATTCACCACTGGCGCGACCATCAATAATCCGAACGAGGTGCTGCTGAATACCGCCGACGGCGAGTATTACAAATGGACTGGTTCGTTTGCTTCAGGCCCTAAAGTTGTTCCGGCTAACTCAACCCCGGCAAGCACTGGCGGTATTGCGCCTGGAGCGTGGCTTGGTGTGGGTGATGCGTCATTGCGTTCAGCTTTGGCCGCTTCGAGTGGCGCTGGTCTGGTCGGGGTCTCGGTTGGCTCTGTCTATCCTGCTGGTACAGTCGGCTCTGCCATTCAATACCGCACCCCTCAGATGTATGGTATTGAACCAAGCAACACAAACATCATTGGCTCCGGTCTGGATGCTATGTTTGCCGCGGGCGGGGATATTCGTTTCGAGAAGCCTGGTATATATCTTACAGATCGTGCTTGGGTATTGCGCTCAGGTACTCGGTTATGGATTGGCGCAGGTGTTATTCTTAAAGCTGTTGATAGTTACAACGGCAATATTCTTCAGAATTACAGTTATGCGGTTAATGCCGGTGCGGGAACAGCAGACGACTTCATTGAAGTTTGGGGGCCGGGAACCATTGATTTTAATGGTCTGGCAAAAGGATTTAATGGCACCGGGAGCATGGCTTCAGTGTTCAAAAACGTAACCACGTTACGTATCGGTGGCGGCATTCTCGTTCGCAACGCCCGTAAATACTGTTGGCTGATAGCTAAAATTCAGAATTTGCATGTAGATGGTCTACGTTTTAATACCATTTCAGACGGTATTCATTTACAGAATCCTTGTCAGAATGTTTACATCCGAAACCTAAGCGGTGTAACAGGCGATGATATGTGCGCTCTCACAGTGGGAGACTATCCGTCTTACGACATCAGTGAGCCAGGTGATTTCTCTAACGTAGATATCGCTGGGATTTATAGCCTGAACCAGGCCAACGATGAAGGAACGACAACTACAACGCTTTTGACCTTCGGTGGCGACGGCTCCGGGGTTTATGTGCGCATGAAAATTGCTGGCTTGTATGGCAACACTAATCACGCTGTGGCACGATTTAATGCTGATACCAACGGCTTGACATATACAAAGGTCAATAATTTACATGTTAGCGAAATTTATGCAGTTCCTAACCCTGCAAACGCCTACCCAATCATAGAAATTAATGACCGTGGATATGGCGCTTCTCCTAACTTATATGGAGTGGAGATTGACGATTTAACCATTGAGAATGTTTATACTCGAAACGACGTAGCGCCCGTTGTTGGTATTTCAGGTACATACGGGACGATGGTACATCAGTTAACTATAAACAATGGTCCACGTAATGGCCTTGGGTTGGTAGCGCTGAACAATGCCAACACTACATTCTGTGAAACACTAATCATCAACAACTGTCGAACAATCTTTCCTGTAAATGCCAATTCATCAGTCGTTCAGAATAGAGGCGTGTTAGGACAGGTTTTCTTGAATAATATCCAGGTTTCTTTCACCGATACTACTCAAGGGAGAGTTTATCGAGGTATTGGAAATAATAGCCTTACGAAGATGCACGTAAACAACCTAACCCAATTGCGCGGGCTTGCAGCTTTCTACTCAACTGCCGCAATGGCTACACAACCGGAAATTTATATCAGCAATGCAACATTTGATGGAAGCACAGGCGTTGTCGATCTAACTGGGACTACAGCTAAAGTTTACTGTAGAAACGTAAAAGCACCGGTTGCTTCGGGGTTCGTTCCATTTTCATCGAATGCTGGAACATACTACATAAGTGGTGATGTTGATACCGATGGTTCTAATACTTTAGCGACATCAAATGCTGGAACCATCAGGTTAATGCGGGGGATTCACAACATAGCTTGTGACTTAACAAAATTAACATCAGTTGATAATTCAGGGTGTTATAATTCTAACGCTACCCTGTCGTGTGGTGTTGGTATGGTAAGCGTGCAGAATAAGATATGGAAACATACCTATACTGCGGCCACTTATACCAGTAGCATTTAAATATACCCCCCCCTTCAGATTATGTGGGGGGGGGCTTTCAAAAACTATTTACACTCTTTCTTCGTGAAATCAAATACAACAGTTGAGCTTTTTTTATCAATTAAAATGTTATAGTTATTAGAGTTTCTGACATTTTCAAATGTACATAAACTCGATTTAAGCGACATGTGATAATCAAAGCTTTGAAATTTTTTACCCAAATCGAAATGCATCATTTGGGTATGGCCCCACACCCATTGATTATTTATTGTCGGCTGTATAAGTTTTGAAATTATTGGATATTTTTTTGCTGCCATCCTAACTTCTGGTGACAACGACACTCCACCTTTGAAAGCAATAAATTCATAACTGCTCAAGCCAAGGCTGTTTAAGTCAGACATCATTAATTGAATTATCGCATTCTCATACTTTTCTTGATTGTTAAGTGAGTTCGCGTAAGCATAGGCAACCCCTAAAGAGTATAGGGCGTAGACTGTAAATAAAATACCGCATAATGATTTATAAAGCTTTGTGCGAGAGAACGCCCAGGTGGAAAGAACCGCAAAGAAGAAGCACGCAGTTCCAAATGCCATTAGAACCCTTGGAGATAGTACTGGGTCCCTCAGGAGCATCATGGGTCCTGTTATCATGCACAAAACTGCAAATGGAGAAAATACAATGACTAAAAGCTTCATTATTTTCTCAGGCTTAGAGTAACTGCATTTAACAAGCGAGATTTTTATTAACGCAATTAAAGATAATGTTAACACCACTCCACAAAAGATTATGAATGGTGTGGTAACAACAAGACTTATCAAATTCCCAAATTCGGAAATATTACGTGATATAACCGTTAAGGCATCATTTATTCCTGAAGTTGCAAGTTCACTATGCCTTAAATTATAACTGCCAACTAAAAAATATGGTGAAATGAAAGTTGAATATATAATATAACTAATACCTAATCCGCCAATGGATGCTACTATTGATAACAATCCATTGCGAGTTTCGCCTAATCTGAATAGATTTAATACGTATAAAATAGCGAATATTATATATATGTTAATTGATGCCTGGTAGATGCACAGAATTAAAATTACAGAAGTGAAGCAATATATAAATTGTTTTTTTAATTTTACCGTTTTGAATGCAAAAGGAATTATTGCACACAACACGGATATCGACATTGGGAAAGCATCGTATTTATATGATATATTCTCCAACAAGAATGGACTTGAAATTGCAACCATTGAAATGATGGCAGCAACGTATCCATCAAATTCAGTGAGAAATGCTTTTGCAGAAAAGTAGACACTCAGCGATAAGATGCTCAAGGCAAGCAATTGCGGTAGTGGAGATATGTCTGGCAACTGAGGCCCGAAGCTCAAAGATAGGAATAAAAGATCAGCAAGAGGCCTGCCGTTCTCAGACCACTTTGAATATCCGTAAATAGAACGACCTAAATCATCAACGTAATAGTGACTTGATAAGATAATTGGTAAGAAGAATATCAATGATATAAGCAATATCATTGAAAAAAGCTTTTTGTCTAAATTGAAACGAAGCATTTTAACACCTTAAGACTTGTTTGTTGGTTCATCATTTTTGATGATGTATCGCGGTCTTCCCTTAACTTCAACATAAATCCTGCCGATATACTCCCCAAGCACACCTATACCTATCAACTGAATCCCGCCCAAGAAAAGTATTGAAACCAGCATTGATGGATAGCCACGAACCGGATTTCCGAACGCTAACGTGTCGACGATCATCCATGCGCCATAGATGAAGGCCAGGCCAGCAACGAACAAGCCAATATACGTCCACATGCGCAGCGGAAATGTTGAGAAGCTTGTGATACCTTCAAGTGCAAGATTCCATAGCTTCCAGCCATTAAATTTAGAATCACCAGCGACACGCTCTGCGCGAGCATACTCAACAACATCAGTGCGACCACCAACCCAACTCAAAACGCCTTTCATGAAAAGGTTGCGTTCAGGCATTAGCTTGATGTTTTCAACAATTTGGCGAGACATTAGGCGGAAGTCGCCGACGTTTTCCTCAATCTTCGGATTGCTGATTTTGTTGTGTAGCTTATAGAACCACTCAGCTGTCTTGCGTTTGAGGCGGCCATCAGTAGAGCGATCGGAGCGCTTAGCCAGAACCATATCGGCACCTGACTGCCATTTCTCTATCAGGTGCGGAATTACCTCTATTGGGTCCTGCAAGTCCACGTCTATCGGGATAATCGCATCACCGGTTGAATGGTCAAGTCCAGCAAAAAGCGCTGGCTCTTTACCGAAATTGCGGGTGAAGGAGACAGGAACGACAAGCGGATCGGACACAGCAAGCGCATTTATGATTGATTCTGTAGCGTCTTTACTACCGTCATTGATAAAGACTATCTCTATTTCATGCTGTTGTAGCTCTTCGAATTCCCGCACGGTCTTATAGAAGATCGGAATTGCTTCCTCTTCATTAAACACCGGAACGACAAGAGAAATTTTCATTTCGCATCCCTAAAGACAATGAACTTTGAGTATATAAATCCGGCAACAAGACTAAATGCCGAGAAAGCTATGAGAGTTACAACTGGTGGGGCACCAATCGAATCTGCAACGTATCCGGTTAGTGCGGCCATAATGCCCATGAAAAATACGAATGCAGCATAGCGCCCAGATGTAGCCTGAGAATTGAATGTCCACTTAGCATTTGCAAAAAAACTGAACGTCACAGCAATGCAGAACGCAATCACGTTCGCAACGGCCTGCGTAGCCCCCAAAAAATGCATGAGTGCACCGAAACACAACCAGTGAAGGGCTGTATTAATCACCCCCACCGAAACATAGCGAGTAAATAGCTTTAACATTATAGAAATCAGTTAATTCTGAAAGGTAGGGAGTGTAGCACCACTATGAAGCTTGATCGACTCTCATATTTAGCGATACTGTATATATATACAGTTATTTTGTGAGGTGATTATGCCACGCACAGCAGACATCCATGCCGCGTTTGTAGCGGCAATAGAGTTAAACCCGAAAGGCTACCGCTATCTTCGCACCGACTGCTTCATCGAGAAGTTGCGTCAGTTCAACTGGCACTACACACGCGAAGATGCGAACGCCTGGATAGAACGCTATCAAAAAGACTTTGCCGACAAGACTAACGACGGCAGCGATAACCGCTATTGGATCTTACGCAACATGGGGAGGGTGCAATAATGGGATTTGCGTCACCAGCGAACGATTATGTCGAGCGCCAGCTCTCGCCAGAGGTAATTTGCAACATAGGGGCTGAGAGCAGGGTGCTTGAAACTGATGTTGGTTTTGCCATCATTGAACCTGCGGCCAAAAGTGCGCCCGGCGATGTGCTTTTAATTTTATGTGCAGGCAGGACTCAGTTCGCCAAGCTCATGGGTCAAGCTCTCATCACGGACGACGGCGAAGCCATAGAAGGGGTAGTGCTGGAAGAGGTTGAGGTGCTGGGCCGGGTATCGTTCTTCATCAATCGCGCATTCAACGATGACGGGTGCCCGGTGATGTGATGTGGAAAAGGCATAGCTATGCCCGGCGGCATGGCTGTGCATTTTCTGTGTCATAGATGTGTCATGCATAGATGTATCAGAAGAAAACGAGAAAGCAGGTAACGACACGTAATGACACAAATGCGTAGCGAGCGCGGAAAAACCAATGATATTACAGTGCGTTAAATAGTACTCTACGTTCTTCTAAGCCGTAGGTCGTAGGTTCGAATCCTACAGGGCGTGCCATTAAATTTCACATATTGCCGCCTGCGCGACGTCCTGCTGATTTTCTCCATGAAATACCCCTCGCGAAAGTAGCGTTAACGCACATTTTTCACAGCACAATTGACTGTTATAACAGTATTTTTCTTACCCTATGGCAATTTTGCTATTCCTCTACCATGCTCATATCACCTCACTCTTACTCGTGGGGCTTTTCGTAGTTGCTGATTAATCTCAAGGAAAAAGGTTATGAAAAAAACGACTGCTATTTTGATGGGCGCTGCATTTCTGTTTACCACCAATACCTTTGCGGCTGAACTGCTGACGAAAAACGAGTTTGAGAAAGTGGAATCACAGTATGAAAAAATCGGTACGGTTAGCACTTCCAATGAAGTCTCGGTAGACGACGCGAAAAAAGAGCTGATCGAGAAAGCCGATAAAGAAGGTGCTGATGTTCTGGTGCTGACTTCCGGCAACACCAACAACAAAATTCACGGTACCGCCGATATTTTCAAGAAAAAATAA